AATTCATCACCACGAGTTGTACCCTGTGGAAATGTCCTCTTCAGAACATCAATCTGTACTTGTCTTGGAACTTTATCACTTATTAATTCAACCAGTTCCTTTGCTGTCATAGTGCTTTTACTACTATTAAATGGTAATACTCTCATTTCCTAACTCCCAACATCTTTTTCTAAACTCGCATCTTTTACACGCAAAGTAATCCGAATTTACTGCTATGCGTGGCAATATTTCATTATGTTCCACAGCTTTTAAAATGTCTACTGCCTTGTCGCTTATTTGCTGTGCCAACATTTTATTGAACGGAACTAACTCAAAATATATTTCACAAGTATTTTTATTAACCACTGTAAACAAAGCAGGATTGTTTAAATCCATGTATGCTTGGTACAGAGCTATTTGAGCTGCATATACGGGGTTTACCTCGCTAACCCCTTTCCGAACAAATTCATTAAAACTTTTATCATTTGCTGATTTACATTCCCATAATGCAGGATATGCCATATTAACAGACCCACCACATATCACACCATCTATATGACCTTTTATCCTATCATCAGCTATTGAGAAACCATATTGCTTTCCACTCTTATCTGTGCTCCTCAAATCAAATCCTGCATTGTACAACCAACCATGAGCCATGTCTTCAATCACATGACCAAACTCAAATATACGCAACACCTTTGCACTAAATTGGTTTTCAACATCAGTTTCTACACCCATGTAACGATACTGTATTTTTCTTGAACATGGGTCTCCTAAAGATGAAGCACCTAAATATCTTCTCTTTTCTTTCTTTTTATTCTGCTCCTGAATACTGTCATCAATAATGTCTAGTATTTTTTTACTAATATCATTACTGTTTGTATTTGAGCCAGATGTCTGCCAAATAAGTTTCGTTAAACTCATATTCCAAATCCCCTATCTCTTCTTTACAAAGCATAATTAAAACTAGAATCTTTTCTTCGTCTAATTCAGACAACCTAGTATTCCAACCAAACTTACCAAATAAACTGCCAATCGACTTTAATGAATTGTCGGATCGTCCAGATTGAGTGTTGTTTGATACTTCCATCTATCCTCCTCTTTGCCTTTAAAAAATGAAAACGTAAACAATTCATCACCTCTATATGATGCAATAGCCCAGCCTGCATTAATACCTTGTTTCATTCTTGCTAATACTTCATCAACAGAGTCCGATACACTTTCACAAAAGTAATCATCAAAATCATTAGGATTTAAAGAATAAGGAAATTCAACAGTCGTGTAAAAATTTACATTCATATCTCCCTCATCTGTTTTTATAAGCATTTTAACTTCTATACATGGAGTCATGTCTTTCCACACTCTTTTATTATTTTTTCCAGATACCATTTTGCTTTTTCTAAATCCTCCACTCCATTTTTATCTCTATATCTCCAAATGTATTTAATAATATTACCTTGCAGATAATACTCATAGCCTTCGCCCAATGCAGATTTAATTGCATCAATACATTCAATCTCACTTTTAGTATAATGTGACGGAAAGTTTACGTTATCTTTTTTCATGTTTCTCCCTCACATTACTAATCATATCGTCTACTCTACCCTTATTCCACAAATAATTCAAATAACACGCCGCTTTGTATTTTGTCCAAGAGAAGTCAAACCCTGATACCATTACACCATTACGGCTTAACATATCTCTCTGTCTGTCACTAATACGTTCATTTAGCCATCTACGACCTTTCTTTGCACTATCACTATCTTCAATCTCTCTGAGAAAGTCATCAGCAGATGCGATAGCCTGCTTGCGTGTTCCTATACTAATCATTCTTATCCTGCCACCAGAACGCTTTACAAGACCACAGGATAAATCATCTAAATCTATAACCATTGCAAAGCCATTGAACCCTGTCGCTGCGACACATTTACCTGTACCAAATATATCTATCCAACGGAAAGGTGATCTGTCTAATAGATCTACCTCTGTCATGGAGAACTCTTCTAGCTGTGAGTTATCATCTTTGCCAAACTCGTGACCACACATAGGACACTCTCTGACACTTAAAGGAACAACAGAGTTACATTCTGGACAAACCTTTTCTGGTGCGTCACCTTTTAACTCTGATTGTGAACCCTCAAGATTAACTTCTTCTTCGAGTGATCCATGTGTTAACACAGATGTACCAAAGTCAAGTACAACACAATCTGTCTTGATAATATCTGGATACTCATCTGGATCAATGGTTCGTAATCCACGACCTATCATCTGAACCATTGTTGATTTGTAAGAGCAAGGTCGTGTTAGAACAATACAGGATACAGGAGGTGAGTCAAACCCCTCTGTTAGTACAGATACGTTGACTACAACCTGTGTATCCCCACTTGACAAATCCTCCAAAATCTCCCGTCTCTCGGCTTTGTCTGTGCTCCCTGTAACTATCTTTGCATTAACACCTTCTTCTACAAACTCCTCGCATAAATCTTCTGCGTGTGCCACTGTCGAACAGAACACCACAGTCTTTCTATCATGTGCTTTATCTAACCATTCGCTTACAACCCTTTGATTGATAGCTCGCTTGTTCATAATACGAGCTACTTGATCCATATCAAAATCAACCACTGTTTTCCGAACATTCTCAAGTTCAGAACGTACACCCACGTCAATGACGTAGGTTCTTGGGGTGACAAGAAAACCTTCACGAATGAGTGTTGATATTTCGATTTGGTGGCTGCAGTTGCTAAAGACTGAACGCAAACCCTTCTTATCCCCACGATTAGGCGTAGCAGTGAAACCAACGATTTCAACTTTGTCATTAATTTGTTTAGCATGATCAATTATCCGAGTGTAAGTATCAGCTACCACATGGTGGCTTTCATCAACGACTACCATGTCCATAGCTTTCATGTTATCTAAATTGTTTGGTCTGGATAATGTCTGCACCATAGAAAATACAGCATCTCCGTTCCAATCTTTCTCTTCAGCATTAACAATGCTGGTCAATATATTTGGGTTTATGCGTTTAAACTTATCCATATTTTGATTAACCAGCTCATCTCTGTGCTGCAGAACCAGAACATTTCTTCGGGTTTCGCAGCGTTTACCTATCAAAGCAGAAAGCATTATTGTTTTGCCTGCACCCGTTGGTGCAACAACAACAGTATTGCCATGCTTATCCAAAGCATCTATAGCCGAATTAACAGCAATCTCTTGATATGGTCTTAAAAGCATAAAACTCCTTTCTCTTAATTAAATTACTCAACTGCCTTAACCGAACTCAACACACCTAAGAACAGCCCACTTAAACTGAACGCAACTGCCTTAACCAAGCACACCTCACCCAAGCAAACAGAAACACACAAAAACGTAGGTAGCCTCAACAGCCGTAACACAATACAACAAACCTCGCCTGAACGCACCTCTCCTGAACGTAACGCATCTAAACAGCCTAAACATAACTAACAGCACCTCTCCCCAAGATAGCACAACTCAACTGCCTGAACTTATCGCACCCCTACATAGAATATCGCACCTCACCCCAACTGCCACAACGCAACGCAACTGACCTGAATGTAACTCACCTCACCCAACAATAACTGCCTAAACGGATCGCACCACAACGCACCCCTCCCATCCACAGACTAACAAAACTCAACTGCCTTAACAGAACCAAACGAGCAGCACCATAACTCAACTGCCTCAACAGAACTTAGCCAACCAAACCTCAGACTACATTTGCTTACCTTAATTCACCCAAACTGCCTCAACTGATCCTAACTGACCCAAGAAAACCCAACCCCTGCTGAACTGCCATAACGTAACGCAACATATCCTAACTGATCTGACCCCTCCTCAACACGACACAACAGCCTGAACAAAACATAACGCAACCTAACGGAGCGTTCCTCACCCCTACTTGCCGTTTGTTAACTGCCTTAAAAAAAGTGAGGCTTATATAGCCTCACTCTTTACACTATGTTCTTCCAAAGAATTTGCTACTTCTTCAAGGTTCTCTATATCTACTTCTTTTACAGCACAGATACCTTTATATCTTTTAGTCCAAGATCTTAATTCTCTACAGGCTTGACGACATAACTCAGCAACAGTATCAGGGTTATCCAAGTCAAACTTTTGATAACCACCACCCTGTGCTCTACCATCTATAGGAGAGATGTAAGTAGGAAACTTTAACACCTTTGGTTCACTAATACCAATACTATCTGTTACATCAACAGGATCAGGTGTTACATCTTTATATTTAATGGTTATCCTACAACCTGAGAAAAACTGACGAATTTGCTGTATTCTATATTTAATCGCAGCTTTTTCATCATCCCACTCTAATACTTTATACATTGGGTGGTCAGGCTGTGTAGACAACCATTCGTGAAACTCGGCAGGAACAATAGTGTTCCTGCCTGTTTTATTTAGATAATCATCAACAATTGCTTGACGATCTCTTTTGCCAAATCTTTTAGGTTTAGCCATTAAGCAACCTCCTTAATAATAGCCGCTCTTTTAAGCCTCTCTTGCGTAATTGCTTCATAGAGTTCGTGGCTCATATTATCATGTGCCTCAATCTCAGGATTTTCTAAAGCAAGTTTTTGACAAGTAGCACCTTCTTCTTTGACTAGATGATCAAAAATCTTTTGATCATCTTTTGTTTGGACGATCCTATATCCTCCCATCGGACCACCCTTTTCAATTCGCCAATCACCCAAGCCACATAACGTGCCTGCATTAACGAGCAATGCCGTAATGTCAAGCTGACTAAATGTAGGGTTAATATAACGAATTGTAACTTCAGTACACCAATTAGGTAACTTAGCACGGGTGCGA